TCCTGAGCAGTTCCCACAGCTTTTCTGGAATCCAGCCGCACCTCTCGCAGTCAATCAGCATTACCGAAGTCTGGGCCCAGGGCTTCTTTAAGCTGAACTTGTCAGTTTGATAAGTGCAGCCTACCGCTTTGCCTCCCAGCTTGTCACCGTAAGCCCAAAGCTCTGCAATGTCGGTAAAGACCTGCTGATCAGCGTCCAGATAGATGGCAAAACCCTTGTAGCCACAGGCTTTTGGGATCATGAACCGCCTTAGGCTGAAACCTGTGCCCTGATGCAGGCCCTTGGGGACAATCCACCCATCGCCAATCATGGGGGTTATCTCCACATCCATGGATGCATGCTTGCGGATGGAGTAGGAAAGAACATCAAAAGGCACCTTGGTTTTCTCCTCGGTACCAACGAAGATCCTTATCGGTCCTGCGGGCATGTCATCTCCTAAATCTCAACCGCTCCAGGCACCCTTATGCCGGAGTCCCTGTCGGGAAGCCTTAACAAGTCTGCTTTAACATAAACTATCTTGTGTTCTTCGCAATACTTGTTGGGAAAGAAGTTCTTTATCCTTACGCCTTGGAAACGTACAGGACTGTTTATGTACCTGGCAGTCTCGGCCCGAGTGTAATACCAAAACGAGTTGCTATTCCAGAAAGATATGTGCGTCGGGTCCTGAAAAGCACCCCTGCCGTCAGTCGACGGAGTCATGGTAAGGAACCAGCCCATGGGTTTAAGCACCCTGTAGGCCTCTCGCATTACGTGGATAGGGTTCTTCAGGTGCTCAAGAGCGTCGTGGGCCCTTATGACACCCACGGAACCGTCATCAAATGGCCAGCGCTCATTCAAGTCATGGATGATGTCGCCATTCATGAGATCTATGGACTTGTAGCCTTTGGGCTTGCTTATGCCCCCGCATAGATCAATCTTCATAAGCCCGTTCAGGTCAGCCCACTTTCCAGCAAGCTCGTAGATGTACTTGTCATGAATATTCAAGGTCTCTGTCTGTATAAACTTGTTCTTCTCTCCGTAGCATGTGTTGTCAGGATGCCTGTAATAGACATAAAGGCACTTGTCTATTAGCTTGACCTTGCCGTGTATATAGGTTCTCGCCAGCAGGTCCTGGTCGTCAAGCACCTCCATCGTCGTGTCATGGCCGCCCACAGTTTGATAGAACGAGCGCTTCCAGGCCCTGACGTGATTAGGCGCATACCATATTCTTGAAAAAGAAGCGGCCGTAGGAGGAAAGGACAGCTGCTCCTTTATAACATCACCTTTGTACTCAAACGGCCTGTCGTCCCAGCCGTATGCCTTTGAGTACACAAACGGCTGCATGTCCTTGTCCAAATCCGCATCATTTGAGTATGCGAAATCCAGATCTTGGTCAGAAGAAAAGGCGGCATGCAGCTCCTGCAGGCAATCAGGCGTAAGCTCGTCGTCATGATCAAACTCAACAAGCACGTGCCCCGTGGCCGCGTCACAGCACTCCTTTTTAAACAAGCCTATCTTCTTGGAGTCCGGCTCCTTGCTCTGCACTATCTTGCAATTAGGTAACTTGTGCAGTTCCGGCAGTGCCGCATTTCCGTTTGGAAGAATTACCCACTCAAAATCCTTGAATGTCTGGGCTGCCAGTGACTCTGCAGCCCTTAACAGGTACTTGGGATTGTGGGTTGGCGTAAATATGGAAAAGTAAGGCATATCTATTCAACTTTCTTATCTTCTTACATTAAAGAAGAACAAATGAACCAGTCTTTCAGTGTCTCCGTATTCGCTGGCAGAGTGGATAAGCTGGGCATCCCACAGCACCAGGCGGTTGTACACCGACCCTACCCGGTCCACCAGCGTCCAGGCATCAGAGTTGAGTATAGAGTAGTCGTTGTAAACGGTTCTGGTGTCCAGCAGAGGCTTGTTCTCAAGCACGTTGCTTGGAGGCCTTCTGCAGCCTCCAGCCTTGCTGCACCAGAACGAGGTACCCATGTTAAAAGGTAAGTCCGGAGAAAGGTAAATTGCCGCTGCGTAATCCTGGGAGTCACTGTGATATACAAGAGGATCTTTGCTTGAAGTGATCTGAAACACACCATTCATAGGCTGGTTTGTCCAGTCTATTATGTCCGCCTGAAGTATCCTGCAGAACTCTTCCCTAAGGAAGGGAAACAGGTAACCACGGTCAGTGCGTTTGCCCTTATAGAACTTGTTGTTTGACTTATACTCGGCGGACAGCGCCATTCTTCTGACTGCGTCCGGATCCTTATAAAAGTTGTCGACTACTACCAAGTGCGGGGATCTTACATTGAATATTAAATCTGCACGTGCGTCTTCCGACATGACAAGCCTTTCTACATGCTACCTGGAAAAAGCGGCTTTACGCTGATACCGAAGTCCTTTTTAGCCAGTTTAAACTCTGCCTTCTGGCAGTCAAAAGAAGATCTTCCATTGGCCAAGAGGGTCTTATTGTCAAACTGGCTCGAGTACTTAGTACCACCATCCACGCCCAAGGTAAATACCTCTTTGACGCCTGCGTTGGCCAAGAGGTTTACAGCAGCCACAGCGCTGAACCCCCTAACCCTTACAACCGGACCAGACTTGATCATCAGGGGCTTGGACCGACTGCTGTTGTACCACAAAGTATGGACGTTTAAAACGACTCCACCGCTGTGAAGCATGGAGAATATAGATTGACCGCTAGGATTGCAGTCTATGTGCGGCTCCCAAGGTGTGACCAGATGCCTACACAGGAACTTGTCCCTCTCGGGGTAGTAGACATCAAGGTCTATGGCATGTCCTAGCAGACAGGGGATTTTGTACATGACATGATTAAGGCCCAGCACATGGTAATCGTTGAGGTTGATCTCGCTGACCCGGTCAAATGTAGGACCCTTGCCAACTATGAGCCAGGGCTTGCTGAATGTCTTTGATTTAAACCAGTCAAAGAAGTTGCCTAATGTATTCAAAGTTCACTCCGTTAAACATCAATCATGCTGTCAGACATCATGAGCTTCGGAGCGCGCTTTGATTTGGCGCTGTCTATATAAACGGCGCACCAGTAATTGTAGCCGTCCTTGTTGGCATGCCGACCTATGCCCACGTGACTGTAGTCACCGAGCATGATCTTCTTGTGGCTTTCCGACTTAAACCATGACTTCATAAGGGAAGGAGCATCGGGGCTGACAGAGAACGAAATACACTCTCCTATGGAGGACGGCTCTTCGCCTACGATAGCTAGGCGCTGGGCAGGCCCAAAGAAGCTGAACCCAAGGTGTGACACGGACTGTGAGTTGGCCATCCACACGGCATGAGACTGCGCAACAACACTGCAGTTGTCATGTAGAACCAGCGGGGCCAGCTCATAGATATCGCGTGTCTTATTGTGAAGATCCAGCAATTCCTCGCATTCCTTTAAAGTGGGCATGTCAGCGTCCCTGCCTTGCTTGCGCCTTGATGATACATCAAAGAGCATGCTTAAAAAGCCACTTATCACATTCATCAAACTACTCCGTACTGCTGCTGTAGTATGGATCTAGCTCCAGCGGTCTGAGCCTGCTGCCTTATGTTGTTGATTGTCTGCTTAACAAGACTGTGCAGGACGGGATCCTGCGACTTCAACTTAGTCATCTCAGACTGGCGCTGCGACTCCGGCATGGACAGGAGCTGATCCGCAAGGGCCTGGGCCTTTGCCTGAAGATCCTGAGGTGTGACCTTCTGGTTAGGCTGCGTGGGCGTGGCCAAGGACATGCCCTGAGCTGCCATACCTGCCGGACCCTGAGGAGGAGGCGCTGCACCTCCCTGCTGCGGGCCTGGAGGCGTACCGTAGCCAGGAGGCTGCTGACCTTGCTGACCCTGCTGGGCGAGCTGGTCTGCTACCGGTGGAGCCATCTGCTCCATAAGAGCCGACTGGTCCATGTCTTTTTGAAGCTTCGCCTGTTCTTCCTGCTTGAACCTCTCCTCGGCCAGTATCTGCCTCTGTTCGTCCTTGAAATCAAGTCCGAGGCTGCGCAGAACACCGGTCTGGCTGACCTGCTGTGCCTGCATGAGCTGCATCTTGGACATGATAAGCTGAACGTCGTCAAGCAGACTTGGCTTGATGAGCTTGCAAACGGCAGGTTCCCAGCCAAAAGCATCACCAATGTTCTTGGTGAGCTCGCGCAGGAATGAGTTAAGGCAGTGGACAAGGTAGTACCAGCTTGACTCGAACAAACGAATGGCCGGCAGCGCAGACTGCAGGGTCAGCGTACCCCTATAGAGCTCTGCGGGCATGCCAAAACCGTTAAGAAGCGTGTTGATGCCTGACTCAAGAAGGTCATTTGGAGCCAGGTTGCGAGCCTCTCCGCCCAGCATCTGGTACTGAATAGGAGTGCTCAAGAAATGCCAAGAGGCTGGGTCCCTGCGTCGCTTACGTAACATGGCCTGCACCTGGCCGCGAAGGCCACCAAGGTCCATGTTCATAAGAGGGTCGCCAGCCTCTGGCAAAGAGCTGGATTGCGGTTGAGGGGTCAGGAGCCTGAATGGTATCACGTAATCAAGGGCTATGGCCTCGTTATACCTGTGCAGAACCTGGCAATACCACGCGTGCCTGAAGTTGACCAATGTCCTGGAAATGCCCCAGCCCCTTGATCTCACGCCTGACAGCGTGGGCTCGTACATGTGGTGTATGGCGCCTTTGTCAAACAGAAGGAAACCGTTGGCGGCCACTGCTTCAACTATTTCCCAAGGCACGGTCTCAAGAATCTGCGGATCGCCCCTGCGCACCTGCATTCTGTAGTCTTCCGGTATGCGCCACAGGTAATCACGGTTATCGCGTACAGGGTCGTACCTTACCTCCATCTCAAAGGCAGGCCACCTTCTGACCCTAACCTCGTCTATTTCGTTAGTTCTTCTGTCCGTTCTCTTCCACACGCCAGTGTACTTGCACCTGGGGCAGTTTGCGGAAAAGTCAGGCATTTTCCACTTAAACGCAAAGGCTGGATTATTGATAACCTGCTTGAGAGGTACATCCAGATGGCACTGGGGGCAGGCCAGGTAGCGCCTGAATGGAACTACCAGCGTGGTAAAGCTGTTGCCGTAACAGAGAAAGTCCAAGCCAACTGAGTGAAGAATGGTCCTTATATCAAGGGTTTCATTCAGAAACGTCTCGTACTTTGTCTTTTCATCATCACCAATGTCCTTGTCGCCTACGCCTTTGATCTCAATCTCGGTGATAAAGTAGCTGAGAACCCTGCGAGCAGCCTCACGAATCATGGAGTTGGAGTTGAATATGAACTCGCAGTACCTCAAGGCATCCCTGATATTCTCGGGCATGACCGTGGACGCATAGTCCATAAAAGGGTCTGGAAACGGCTCGTCGCCCCTGCTGTTAAGAGCCCATCCCCTGCCTAACGCACCTTCTGAATAATCTGACATAACACGCTAGGCCTCCTGCCTGGCCGCCAATATTAGTTAAACTATGCCCGAGCTGGCTCTAAAGAACGCCGTCATCCTTATACTCAGACACAGCAGTGTTCTGTCCATCATAATCTGTTTGTGGAGACGTCTCCAATCCTTTGTCGTCATCAATATCCTTTTTAAGCTCCTGAGGCATGGGCTTTTCCTGAGCAATAGGCACAAGACAGTGCTCATATGGGCCGAACTTATGCTGTACCGTAGGAGGCTTTAATAAGAATAAGCTATCTATTCCGTCAACCATGGCACCTATAAAAGAATCAGATTCCTTGGCCAGACGGCTCGTAAAAGGATAAAACTCGCCTGAGCC